ATTTAATGTGTGTAGTGTTGGCCCCCGGCTTATAACCGTTAGTCAACTCCTTGCCTTTAAGCTCCGATCTACTACTCGCACTATTTTTTTAGTGGACTAATAGCATTTATTATCTTGAAAGTTGTCGAGTTAATTTTAATACTAATTATAGATATAAAATTAGGTGCACCTGTTAAGTCAGGCGCTGGTACTTATATTAATAGTATTATCATCAATGCTCACAGCGGGATAGATAATAATGATAAAGGCTACGCTGGTGAAGTTTCCAGCCGTTGCTAACAAGCAATGATTCTAAAACAATCCATTTCAATGAAACGAATTATTAAAGAATTAAGGTTGCCCGATCGAAGAATTTGGATTTCTTTAAAAGAAATTCTTCTCTTCGACCGGTTACCCATACTTGTCACGCAATGAGACCTATCATCATCTGCCCATCTCCTATCGAAACGAATCTATCATTTGGTTAAAACCAATGGTTGGTCTTTCACATTCCTTTATTTGAAGGAGTGTTTAAGACTTTGTTTCGTATCGCTAGGTGGATCTCCTGATAAGGGTCCCTTCATTGGGACTTGAGTTAGACGAGATCATTTTGGTATTCCAAAGATTATCCCTCTTCGTCTTAGAGTCGCCTTTCGGGGCGATCATAAGGCTGGAAAGGATTGTCTTCGGTTAGTCCTTACTATTATCTCTATATTTCGAGTCTTCCCTACAGTTGTTAAACCTGATCTAGTGACTATTATTAGTCCTTTTTCCGGAGTATCAACTACTCTTCATGATGAAGAGTTAAAAGTAGCTTTGAAGTCTTTAAATTTTAAAGATATTGGTTTTGGTTCTTTGAAGGGATTTATTTCAGAATCTTCAGGTCCTAATGGATCTAGAGCTACGTGGTTTTGTTGATTAGATGCTTTTGCATTTATCAATTACCCACGTCAGCTTTGATCCATTCTCAAGATTTTCGTGATAACGAAATCTTGAGGTTTCGGAATATGATTTTCCTTACTCTTAATCCCTGGAACCATTAGTTTCATTTTGCAGAAACTTGGACTTATTCCTCGTTTACACCTTGGTCGTCTTGGAGTCGTCTATAATGTTGCTGGAAAAGCCAGAATCGTTGGAATAACGAACTGATGAATCCAGTTATCATTGAAATCTTTTCATGATTCTTTATTCAAGAATCTTAAGAAGATTCCTATGGATGGAACCTTTGATCAAATTAAGCCGCTTGAGTTATTACTCAAAAAGCCAAAAGTTGGTCACAAGTTTCATTCATTAGATCTCTCGGCAGCGACGGATAGGCTTCCACTTGACCTACAAATACAAATCTTAACCATTCTTGGTTTTGATGGTAATTTGTGGGGTGATCTTTTAAGCTTCCCTTGGTTTTGACGATCTAAGTATGTTAAATACTCAGTTGGTCAACCCATGGGAGCTTATTCGTCATGGGCAATGCTTGCACTAACACATCATGTGATAGTTCAAGTTGCCGCAAGTCGATGTAATGAAGTTTTACCTTTCTCAGATTACGCTGTACTTGGTGATGATATTGTTATTAATAATGATACCGTTGCTATAGTATATCGTAGTATTATGAAGCATTTAGGTGTTGATATTTCTTTTAACAAATCACTTTCATCTAACGATTATTGTGAGTTTGCTAAAAGATTTATATCTCCATCTTATGGAGATCTTTCACCTATTGGTTCTGGATTAACTCTCCAAGCTAATAGAGATAAGAAATTTCTTCCTTGCTTTATTGCAGAGAGTGTACGACTTGGTTATTTGCCTTTTCCCAACACTGTCTTAGCTATCTCAAAGAAGATCCCTCGGGATGTTCTAATGAGATGTCTACAAGTCTGCTTTGGAGTTCTCGGAGTTTTAAGTTCACCTAGTCGGCCAATCTCAACTTTATCGTTGAGTTCTGTCCGAAGTATGCAAGGTGATTCCGATGGCTCCGCTCGTTTGAGATCACAATACTACACCGCCTTAAAGACGATGAAGCAATGAGATCTTAACGTAGCATTAAAGGATTTAGATTGGAATTTAGATTACTTTTGATCAAATTGATGAAAAGTATCGTCATCTTCCAAATCTTGACCTGTAAGGCTGCTAAGTGCCTTCCTTTGTTTGATAAGTCCAGCCTTTTGGCTTTACTTATCATCAATGTATCGTCTCAGAGACGAGATACTTATTGCCCAGAAGGACAATACTTGATCTCGAAACTGAGACCCTACTTGAAAGAACATTGAGATCCTTGCCAAAGAGGTTATTCCTTTCAGTCCTTCAATTGACTGAAGAAATCCTCATGTAATTAAGGATATTCAGAGAAAACAAATGTATATGAGCAAGTTAATTGCTGATATTTCATCTTTTCCTCCGAATTACAAAAACTACGGTGGGTCTTTGCCTCAGGTCTCATAGCTCAGTTCAATCTGAGTGATAAGTAGCCTGGTGTGGTTAGCAC